TAAAAACGAGTGGGGTACCTAATGACACTATGGCAAAAAGTTAAAGATTTTTGGATTCGTAGTTATACTAGCGACCGTCGTGCATTTTATTACGAGACAATTGCCAGTGTCTGTGTATTTGTTTCAATGACCTGGATTAGTGTTACTGCTCAACACCCGCCGATGCAGTTGATCTACCCTATTAGTTTTACAGGTGCAGTTTTTAGTATACTGGCATTTGTTAGGAGAGGAGCAGGTTGGCCGCTAGTTATGACCTGTTATTTTGCCTGCTTACATGTATTTGGTTTTGGAAGAGCTATGGGATGGTATTAATATGAAAAATTTTATTAAAAAATTATTTGGCATTGCCGAAATGGAAGAAGCGTTAGCTGAAACTCAAAAAAAGATTGCTGAAGCGGAAGCACAAGTTACCAAAGCCAAAGAGTCTGCAGAAAAGGCTCTTCAAGACGAAGCTCAAGCAAAAATGACTCCTAAAGAAAGAGCTAATGCAAAGGGAGAAGCGTGGGTTAGTGTTTTAGATACTCATGTTAATAAAGATAATATTAAGAATGGCTTTTTTGAGCTTGACTGGAATGATCTTTTTATAGTACAATTGAAACAAGCCGGTTATGGATTCGACGGTGATCCAGAAGAAGAAATTGTAGATCGTTGGTTTAGAGATATTGTAAGAAATATGCTAGCTGATGAAGGTATGGATACTGGTCGAGGTGCTGGTTATATAAATGTAATTCCAATTAACAAAAATCAATCAGAGGTTTCATGAACTATATTCTCGTAGATACTGCTAACACATTCTTTCGTGCTAGACATGTAATTAGAGGAGATGCTGACACTAAACTAGGTATGGCTCTTCATATTACCTTTAACAGTATCAAAAAGGCATGGCAAGACTTCGGCGGTAGTCATGTAGTGTTCTGCCTCGAAGGTCGTAGCTGGCGCAAGGACTTTTATAAGCCTTATAAAGCTAATCGAGCAGAAACTCGTGCGGCAATGACTGTAAAAGAACAAGAAGAGGACAAACTGTTTTGGGAAACGTTTGATACGTTTAAAGATTTTGTTATTAACAAAACAAACTGTACAGTATTACAAAATGGACAATTAGAAGCAGATGATTTGATTGCAGGCTTCATTCAAACGCACCCTAACGATAACCATATTATTATTTCAACAGACAGTGATTTTTATCAGCTGATTGCTCCTAATGTGCGACAATACAACGGTGTAATGGAAACTACTATTACACACGAAGGTATTTTTGACAAGAAAAATAAGAGTGTACTAGATAAAAAAACTAAAGAACCTGTAGGTGCTCCTAATCCAGAATGGTTATTGTTTGAGAAATGTATGCGTGGCGACAGCTCAGACAATGTATTCTCGGCATATCCCGGTGTGCGTGTTAAGGGTACTAAGACTAAAGTTGGCTTGCAAGAAGCATTTGAGGATCGTAACAAGAAAGGATATTCTTGGAATAATCTCATGTTACAACGTTGGGTTGATCACGAAGGTGCCGAACATAGAGTATTAGATGACTACGAACGTAATCGCACACTTATTGATCTTGCCGCACAACCCGAAACTGTTAAAGAACTAATTGCTACTACTATTAGACAAGCTACTAGTGAACCTAAAAACATTAGTCAAGTTGGTATTAGACTATTAAAATTTTGTAATCTATATGATATGCAAAAGATTTCAGATAACATTCAGCAGTATGCTGAACCCTTTCAAGCGAGATACACACAATGAATATTAAAGCCAAACCTGTTGTAGACGGTAAATTTTGGATTATTGAGGACGACGGTGAAAAGGTTGCTATTCTACACAAAAAAGAAGGCAACAAATACATGATAAGTAGCAGTAAAGGTGATACGTATTTTACCAAAAAAGACGAGTTACTTAAAACATTTGGTAGAGACTTTTTTCAAGTTGGTGAAAAGACTACTATTACCGTAGATGATTCTAGAGACGTCTATGGATACCCCACTAGTTGTAAGCCGTATAATCCGCTGTTCAATGTACAGCGTAAACTACCATTGTTTACTAAAAGCAGTGCCAGCAAGAGTTTATATTGTGCTGGCTACTACACTATTAAATTTGACAAAGGCTGGGTAAAAAGCTTTTGTCCAAAACTAATTACCATCGAACGGTATCCTTACAAAGGACCGTTTAAAGATGAATTAGAAATGAAACAGGTGCTAAGTAATGCCAAGTCCGATTAATACTAATCCTATACAGCAGTTTTTACAACAGGTAAAGGCTGCTGATCTTTCACAACAAAGAGAGATCAAAATGGATATTAAAACAGCTAAAGCACTGGCCTACTGTCTAGGCGAAGTTAGTGCTAAACTTCTAGAAGATTACGATACTATACTTAAAAAGCTAGAATCGAGCACAGGAGCGTCTGTAACAGTTAGTATGGATGGGGGTGGCTTCGGGTCAAATTGATAAATATATGCGTAGATAATAGGACGCATATGAGCAGACCCAAGCCAAAAGTACTGTTAGAGCACATTAATAAGAAAAATTATAAATGTGAACAAATTCTAGAAGCTGACGCTATCTGGGCAGTGTTCTATAAGAACGAACCTTTCAATCTAAAATCTTCTAGTGCAGTTACTAGCTATCCCGGACCAAAATATAAAAAGGTCAGTTTTTCTAATCCTGGCCATGCTCATAATCTAGCCAAAAAACTCAACCAAATGTTTAACTGTTCTGACTTCCAGGTAGTTAAACTTACCAGCGGTGAAATTATTAAATGATTTCAAAAGAGACTTATACCAAAATATTTCTACAACAAAAAGACCGCTCAACTGATCCTGCTAATGTAAAGTTACACCTATTCAAATGGTGGCAAAGTCATCGCTCAAAAGACATAGGCGGATTGAGACTAAGCGACGACGGATTTGAGTTCTTGCAAAAAGAACTGGAACTACAATGCTACGAAATTCCGTTTACTGAGCCAATCGATTTGAGTCCTCAAACTATCATATTTTTTGATAGAAGCATGGACAGTCCATACTACTTAACAAACCAAAGTATTACTGTATTCTCTGAACGCAAGAGTTTTGAGCTAATGTTGTTTTCTGACGACATTCGTAAATATGGACTAATTAAGGCTATGAATAAGCAGGATAGCCAAAATGACAAAATAGAAGAAAATACTGTTGACAGCGACGACTAATGACACTATAATAGACACATAGATAGTTAATTCAACCGCTTGTTTTACAGGAGATTATATGAGCGAAATTAGTTCACGTACCGTTGGCCCTAAGGCAGCTAAAAAATCTTTGCGCCGTGCTTTTAAAGCCAATCGTCCTTTGTTCCTTTGGGGTCCTCCAGGTATCGGTAAATCCGATATCGTTAAGCAAATGGGTGAAGAACTCAATGCTCACGTAATTGACATTCGCCTGTCACTATGGGAACCTACTGATATTAAAGGTATTCCGTATTTTGATAGCAACGCTAACCGCATGAACTGGGCTCCGCCTATTGAGTTGCCCGATGCTGAAATGGCTGCTCAGCATGACAAGATCATCTTGTTTATGGACGAAATGAACTCTGCGGCTCCTAGCGTACAGGCAGCGGCTTATCAGCTGGTTTTGAATCGTCGTGTTGGTACTTATCGCTTGCCCGACAACGTGCTCATCGTTGCCGCTGGTAACCGTGAAACTGACAAGGGTGTTACTTATCGTATGCCTGCTCCGTTGGCAAACCGTTTCGTTCACTTGGAAATGAAAGTTGACTGGGACGACTACTTTGGTTGGGCTGTTGACAATCGTATTCACAAAGACGTAGTCGGCTTCTTAACATTCTCTAAGAAGGACTTATACGACTTTGATCCTAAGAGTGCATCACGTGCCTTTGCTACTCCTCGTTCTTGGACGTTTGTGTCTGAGTTGTTGTTTGATGACGAAGAAGATACAGATACATTGACCGATTTGATCTCGGGTGCGGTTGGTGAGGGTTTGGCTGTTAAGTTTATGGCTCACCGTAAAGTTTCTTCTAAGCTTCCTAATCCTACAGACATTCTTAAGGGCAAGGTTAAGAAAATGGACACTAAGGAAATTAGTGCCATGTACTCTTTGACTGTGTCGTTATGCTATGAGCTCAAAGATGCTAGCGATAAGAATGCCAAAGACTGGAACGATCAAGTTAACTGCTTCTTTGAGTTTATGATGACTAACTTCGAAACTGAGTTAGTTGTTATGGGTACCAAACTTGCATTGACTCAATATCAGTTGCCTTTGGATCCAGACGAGATCAAGTGTTTCGACGACTTCCATGCCAAATACGGCAAGTATATTGCGGCTGCTACTGAAAAGAAATAATTTGGCAAATAAGCCGTTTGACAGGGTCTTCGGACCCTGTTATAATATATACTATATAAACAGGAGCAAAATATGAGCAATCTCGATCCTATTGTAGATAAAATTGTAATCGCCCGGGTTGGACTGTTACTTCGTCATCCGTTTTTTGGTAACATGGCTACTCGTCTTAAAATTGTAGAAGCTAGCGAGTGGTGCGCTACTGCCGCAACAGACGGACGTCATCTATATTATAGCAAAGACTTCTTTCAAGACCTTACAGTTAAACAGGTTGAGTTTGTTGTAGCACACGAAATCCTACACAATGTTTTTGAGCATATGCTCCGAGTAGAAGGTCGTGATCGTAGTATTTGGAATGCCGCGGCAGACTATAGTGTTAACGGTACTCTTGTACGTGACAAGATTGGCGAAGTTCCCCCTAAGATCAAAATCTTCCACGATACCAAACACTACGGTAAAAGCACTGAACAAATCTATGACGAAATTTACAACGACATGGATGAGCAAGAATTGAGTGCATTGGGTCAATTGCTTGACGAACACATCGACTGGGAAAAGGACGGAAAAGGTAATCGTCCGCAGTATAGCAAAGAAGAACTCAAACAGATTCGTGACGAAATCAAAGAACAAATGATGGCGGCTGCTCAGGCGGCAGGTGCAGGCAATACTCCTGCCGAGATCCAACGTATGATCCGTGAACTCACTGAGCCTAAGATGAACTGGCGTGAAATTCTGCGCCAGCAAATTCAAAGCACTATTAAAAACGATTATACCTTTATGCGTCCTAACCGCAAGGCTTGGCACATGAACGCTATTCTTCCAGGTACTAACTTTGATGAAACTATTGACATCTGTGTTGCTATTGATATGTCAGGTTCTATCGGAGACGATCAAGCTAAAGACTTTATTTCAGAAGTCAAAGGCATTATGGACGAGTACAAAGAATACAAGATCAAATTGTGGTGCTTTGATACTAGAGTTTATAACGAACAAGACTTTGACGGCTACGGTGCTGACATTATGGAGTATGAAGTAATGGGCGGTGGTGGTACTGAGTTTATGGCTAATTGGGACTACATGAAAGAGAATGATATTAGTCCTAAAAAGTTCATTATGTTCACCGACGGTTATCCATACGGTTCATGGGGTGACGAAAACTACTGTGACACATTCTTTGTGATCCACGGTAACAATACTATTGTGCCTCCATTCGGTGCTCACGCATACTATGAATTTAAAGATTGATAGTGATGCATTTTCAGCAGGTCAAATAGAAAGTAAAATTTGGGCGGCTGAAGAACTAGAACGTATTTCTGCCCATATCAACATCTTGCGTATTAGTATGCTAGGTGGTTGGTATGGGCTTTTTCATTTTATACTTAAGACTCGTGGACGACAGCAAGTAGAATGGTGTCGTAGTTACGATTTAGATGCGAGTGCGTGTTCTGTGGCAAATACTGTTAATAACACCTGGAGTCATGAATGGCAGTTTAGAGCTATGCCTAAAGATGCTAATGAACTCAACTTTAACGACGGCACTAACTGTATTGTAAATACTTCTACAGAACATTTTGGCAGCAACGAATGGTTTGATCATATTCCAGAAGGTTACCTATGTGTACTACAAGGCAACGATCTAAAAATTGATGATCATATTAACTGTCCAAAAAATTTAGAAGATTTTAAAAAGAAGTATCCGCTTTCAACAATGTTGTTTGAAGGTACTAAACATTTCAATTTTGAAACAAATCCCTATACTAGATATATGATTATAGGTCACAAATAATGGCTTTAAAAAACGGCAAGGTAAACAAACTTAATACTCTGGGGCTTAGAAAAGTTACTTTCCCAGCACATCATTTTCATTATACTAATATTGCAAAATTTACCCCTAGCTATCTTAAACGTATAGATACATGGATTTATAATAATCTAAATCATAGATATTATATAGGACAAGGCGTTGATCTAATAGATAACACTATTGTCTTTGTTACTAAAATCGGATTTGAACAAGAAAAAGAATTAAGTTTCTTCAAACTTGCATGTCCTGATTTAACTTAAATGATAACTATATGCATACTTAATCCATTTAAGGAGATCATATGACCGAAGAAACAGTACAAGAAACTACGCAACAACCAGCAACTACTCAAGAATCTACAGAGTTAACGCTTAACGATTTAGCGGCGATGAAGATGATTATTGATATTGCTGCTCAACGAGGTTCTTTTAAACCAAACGAAATGATACTAGTAGGACAAACTTACACTAAACTTGCTACATTTTTAGAATCAGTTTCTAAACAACCTAAACAAGGACAATAAGCTATGGCTACTAATTTAAAACATGTAGGAAGAATTAAATCCACAGGTCGACGTTGCATGGTTGTTTTTAGAACACTACCCAACGATGCTTTTAACTGTCTTATTATACAATCAGAAAGCTTAGAACCAGATTATCACGACCAACTAATTAGTCTAGTTGAATCGCCTGCGGCACAGAACGCTAATGAATTTAGTGAAGTTCTTGCTCGCTCAATGTTTTCTGATGGTAGCACTATGTTACCTAGTTTACATGTCAAAGGACTATTAACTAAGGTTGCAACAGATCAAGTTGAATTAGTTCCAAATATGCAAACTACTATTTTGCTCTCAGACCTTAATCAAGCCATTGCAGAACAACAGGGTGTTAGTGTTCAAGATTTAGCCATGAGAGGTAGTCCTAAAGAAGCTGCCGAAGTTCAAGAAATTGCTAAAGTACAGAAAGTTCCGCCTGCAACTCCAGAACTAGACGAAGGTCGTACAACTAGTAGTTCTGTTAATCAACAAGATCAAACGTTTGAAACACCAGAGTCAGAAGCCAAGTATTATCGTAGTCAAGCAGATAAGCTAGCCAAACAAGCTGCCGATTTGCGTAGACGTGCAGAAGAACTTGTACCTACTAAGAAGAAAACCGCTGTAACGTCGTGACCAAGGGGAAGAAGTTCCCCGACGAAATCATAGAACATTGGCCTGAAGTTTTCGGCGATATAACTCTGAACGTTGTTCCTATACAATATTTAGAATCTATTACTGTAAATTTTAAAAACAAAAAAGTCTGGGAAATAAAGATTAATAATAGTCAAATTAAGGCCGATTGGGAATCTTTTGAGTCTAATCTTAAACAGATGTTAGCTACTTACGAAAGTGATATAGAAAATGTTGATTTTAAGTTAGATACTACTAAGATTAAAAAAGACATGATTAAAGACACTAATAGATTTCTAAAAAGAAAAAAATTAAGGTAATGAACGGTGAACTTCATCCATTATTTCCTATACCAGTCTACAAAGAAAAACTTAGACTGTTATCTAAAGATGAATTAATTTTCCTAAACAACTTAGAAGTATGTGAACAAACATTAGGAAATAAATCATCTGTCAACACTCATGTACTCGATAGTTTAGAACTTTGTTATATTAAAAAACTAATAGAAGAAAAAATAACCGAGTACTGGAAGTCTTTTTTATTAATCGACACAGACATATACATTACAAATAGTTGGATTAACACAAACGATGTTAACCAACAACACTTCCTCCATAATCATAGTAATAGCATATTATCTGGTGTATATTATATCAATGTCGAAGATAGTTTACCCTTAATAACTTTTAACAAAATGCATTTGCCATTTCTGTTGAATTTTATACCTAAAGAGTTTACAATGTTTAACTCAACAGAATGGAGCATACCAGTTGAAAATGGTTCGTTAGTCATTTTTCCTAGTACGCTCTATCATTATGTCAAACCAAATACTTCTAACAAAACAAGACTAAGTTTAGCATTCAATACGTTTGTTAAAGGTAACATTGGTTTTAACCAAGGATCAGAATTAATATTATGAATGTCAAACTTTTATCCTATTCACAGCCAACAGAAGAATTTACAAACTTAGGAATTGCTGACGCTCAAGAACTTGTTGCTTACTGTGCTAGAGTTTCAAATCCGAGTAATCAACTTAATACCGAAACTTCAGAAAAGCTTATTCGCTATCTTATTAAACACCAGCACTGGAGTCCGTTAGAAATGGTGTCGGCTTGTTTAGAGATTACAACAACAAGGGACATTGCAAGGCAGATTCTACGCCATCGTAGTTTTAGTTTTCAAGAGTTTAGTCAACGATACGCAGACCCTACAAAGGACCTTAGCTTTGTTACAAGAGAAGCTAGGTTACAAGACACAAAAAATAGACAAAACAGTATAGAAATTGATCGTCTAAATGAAGAACATACTGCTATCGAGCGTGAATGGTACGAACGTCAAATAGATTTAATTGAATACGTTCGAGATACGTATACTTGGGCGGTTGCTAACGGTATTGCTAAAGAACAAGCCCGAGCTGTATTACCAGAAGGATTAATGGAAAGTCGTTTATATATGAACGGTACACTACGTAGCTGGATTCATTTTATTGAATTACGTAGCGGCAACGGTACACAAAAAGAACATCAGGAAGTAGCAAGAGCTTGTGCTTCTGTAATAGCTTCAGTATTCCCGTTAACTTTAGATTTAGTTTCTTCTTGATCTAAAAACATTTCTGGAGGAAACAATTTGATGTGTGCCTCAAATTGTTCTTTTAACCAGTTGTAATCATTAATCATAGCAAGGGCGTTTTTATCGCCCTTGTATGTTTTTCCGTACCATTCCCCTGCGCTGGCGCCACCTTTTACGTATTCACCTAAGGGTCGATTTCCACCTCGTGATGTCCAAGCTAACAGACGTTCATCTGTTTCTGTTTGTATTTGTCTATCAATAACGCCCGATGCTAGTTTAACACATTCTCTAAATGCACTGCGCCATGCATTTAAAGGACTAGTTGCAAAATTATTAATATTTGAAATTTCATTCATTATTTTAATTTTTGCACCGATACTAGTAGTAATGTCGACTGCTGTTGTTTCATCTGCGTTTAAAATTAAATGTTTAGGAATTAATTTGATTCCACCGTAACCGTATTCTAACATGTTGATGAGATTAACACTTTTCCATATATGTACTACATCAAAATCCCATTCAGGAACTCTATAATTAAAATCAAAAGAATCTAACACTGTTGCATCAGCATCAATAACCCAGAAAAAATCTGTACTAGATTGTTTTGCAGCCGCTAAATGTGCATTAAAAATTCCCTTAACACCTTGAATATGTTTGGTATCAGGCCGCTTTTCTTTTAGATATTGTAAATTTTTGTCTGCAATACTTTCGTCAAACGATAGGAAAAATACATCATAGTGCCTAAATACTAAATTGGATACACTAATAACTTTTTTATTTTCAATTGTAGTGCTAGTACCTAGATCTACGTTCTTAGGAATTAGATAAATTTCAGCAGTGATAGATTTAAATACATGTACAACTGATTGATCCCAGGTTTCAATATTATACGTTAGTAGGGTATCATAACCGGCAATATCAACATCTATTAACCAGAAAAAATTTGTCTTAGAAGTTGCCTTAACTTTATTAACTAATTCTACAATATTGCTTACACATTTTTCAAATTTTGCATGTGGAAATCTTTCCGATAAATGAGCAATAACTTCGTCATTTTTCTTCTTATAGTAAAATATGATATCTTTCATTCTTTATCCAAAAATCCATTACCGGTTCTATATTGTTGTAAATGTACTGCTTTAAAAAATTTACTAGCATCTGCATCAAGGTCAGCTATCTCGAGATCTAGAAAATTTTGTAATTCTTTTCCTAACCAATTAATTCGATAACTCAAATCAGTTGCAGGTCCATATCCTTTATCTTGCCAATGATTTGCTAGCCAGTCAAAATCTCGAACATTAACATAATCCCAATTAGTGCAGTTGGTCATATAGCAACCTTCTCGAGCGCCTAGTATTGCCCAATCTCCGTTTGATACATCTTTGCCCACGTTAAGCCATACTAACAATCGTTGCAAATTTTTCCAGTGAATTTCTCGTTTAAATTCTTTGTTAGCAGTCTTGACTCCGCGGTCTAATGACATCTTAACACCTTCACGGAATCCTGCTCGCCATGCTTGAAATGGACTGGCATTGTTATAAACATCTGAGAAACAACTGTTCATTTGAATATATTCTGCGTCCCAGCAAAAGTCAACTTGTGCATTAGGATCATCGGCGGGTGCGTTTTCATGTGTTTTCATGTCTAGCACATACTGTTTAGGCCATAATTTTAATCCACCATTGCCATACATTAGACCGTTAACTACATTATAACCTGCCCATGAAATTACACATTTTGATAAATCTTTGTGTTCGTCAAAATCTAATTCTTGATTTAAAAAATCTTCTCGCACAATATTATCGCCATCTACAGTAACAAATCGATCTGTTTCGCTCAACCGAGCACAAGCCTTGTGTGCTTCATCGCTGCCTTTAACACCATGCACACGCTTTGCCCAAGGTACTTTAGTTAATAAATCAGCATAGTTTTTCTCAGCATTAGGTTCGTCGTAGCTAAGGTAGATAATATCGTAATCTAAAATTTTAAATTTCTGTGTCATACAATGTTTGATATCCAGTGGTTGAAAAAAACTTTTTTACAAAAATTTTCTTGTTACTAAGTTCACTATCTGAATTGAATTCTACATAAAATTTATCATTATAAAGCAAATCTGATAGCTGAACTTTTATTGCTCTAATCAATAAATTAAAATTATCAGGATTAACTATAAAAATTTCAACTAATGTACTTAGATTATATTTTTTAAAAATTTCTTTTTGGTCTGGTCGTAACTGAAAACCCCATTTTTTTAACAATGGATAATTTTCTATAGTAAGAGTGTTATCCCAATGAGTAACTTCTTCAACTTCTTCAATCATGATTATATCAACATCTTCCGTGTTTTTATTCACGATTGCTGGCGTAGTTTGATCTATAAAAATAACTTTATGATCATTGATAGATTTATTTTTTATAAAAAAATCTTTGACTAGGTCGTATTCTAATTCGATAGAATTCGTGTATTCAAAACTTTCTTCATTAGTAATCGATAATATATTACCAGTTTCTTTATCAAAGTAAACTTTATATAAAGGCGGAACATTACTGATTTGTAATGCTGCCTGTAGTAATTCATAAGGAATAATATCTTCTTCTGGATTATACATTTAGATTCTCTATAATTCTGTCAGTAAGAAACTTATCTTCAACGTAATGCATTATTCCATGTTGTCTAATGTTGTTAAAATAAAGTTCACTTTTTTTATTAAAATTTATTAATGTTTGACTAAGATAAGATCCTGGTATAGGATCCCATCCTTGTATAGCTGGTTTCATGTGAGTAAAAACAAACGGTGAGTTGACATTTGTAATTTCAGTATCTATACCTAAAATCTTTGCGGCAATGGCAACACTAACGTCCATACTATACCATTTTTGAGTATGTTTTGGAGTGATCTCGTAGTAAATTTTTTGCCAGTTATATGTAATAAACTCTAATACTTTAAAAAACTCTAAAGACTTATCTGACTTTTTAAAATAGTAAAGTCCTGAATATAGATTTGGTAATTCATTTTCAATAAATGTTTTTCTATATGTTGTATCAACAACTGTTCGATGTTTATAATCAACAACTTTTGATGTAAAAAATAAATCTCGACCGTTTGCATATGTCCATAAAGACTCCATGTTTTCTAAAAATAACATGTCGGCATCAAGAACTATAGTTTCGTCGTACGGTGTGGCATGATATAGTTTCCACCTGTTTTCAACTTTCCACTGGCTATCAACAGCATGATCACCAAATGGAATTGAAATAATTTTATCAAAAACTAATTTGTATTCGTCTGGTACAACGTCATTAGTTACTAAACTAATATTATTAATAGTTGGTTGAAATTTCTTAATACTTAAAGCAAGAGCATACGCTTGCCTAATATAATTTATGTCACTGTTTTGTGCTAAAACTACGTACCCTTTTGTCATTGTAGAACTCCATCTACAATTCTAGTTAAACTATATTTGTTCATAACATGAACATCAATGTTTGAAGTTTTTGTTGCTATGTACTCGCCTGCGTAGCTTTTCTTTTCTACTAGAAATTTTAATGAAGAGTCCTTAATGTCAACTAAAATATCCTTATCTAAGATATAGTTCATTTTGCCAGGCAAGTTTCCAACAAACTCATTTCCCATCATATTGATAGCTATTGAAAAGGCAAAATCATTTCTGAATGCTGTAGAGTCAATATTATACAATGCTCTATAATAACTCCAATTATGTTGTATTTGTTTTATAATTTGAAAAAATGCTTTTGTATAAGAAGACTTTTTAAAATAAAAAGCAGTGGCCCAATAAAACGGAACAGATAATTGATTAATATATCTAAAACTACGATCATCTCGCCACTGGGCAATATCAAAACTATCTTTGTAAATTAAAAAATCAAACTTATTATCCCATATGTTTAACAAAGTTTTGCTCGAAATAATGTAATCAGTATCAATTACTAATGTCTCGTCGTATGGGGATAGATCGAAACAATCTGCTCTAGAAAGATTTTTCCATGTTAAAATCTTAGAAGCTAATGTGCCGTCATGAAATCGTTTTGTTTGATTTGTTTCTGAACTAATAGGAATAATTTTATCAAACAATGTTTGAGCTGTTGGTTGGCTATTTAACAACCAATCTTTACTATCTGTAACAATGCTTACAGGTACATTTAAATATTGTTTAACTCGAGTGGCTGCAAATACTGCTAATTTATTATAGTCAATATCTGAATTATTTTGAGCAAAAAGTAATACGCCTCGGGTCATAGCTCAACTAAAGCCTCTACCTTTCTTTTTGTTTTTAAATCTGCATATTTTAAAAGATAATCGTTAGTTGCTTCGGCGTATATATTTAAAATCTTTGTAAGAAATTCTTGAAGATTTGTTATATTAACTGGAATATTATTATCATCTAAAATAATAGACTCAGTGTTAC